GTTGGATTTGTAGGACCAACATTGGTATCAAGTCTAACAACATCTGGTTCATTTACTATAAGTGGTATAACTGGTTCTGGTACTAATGGTAATGTATCGGCATCGATTTTACCATCTGCTACAAATGATATAGCTGATGTGTTTGGAGAATCCGCATTCGGAGCTAAAAAAGCTTATAGCTATATGTTCTTTGAAAATATGGCGGCTACTTATACTGGTTCTGTTTATAACGCAACAATAGTAGAAGGTATTTCATTACCACCACAAATTTACGGAAATGCAGCACAAGCTGAAACTCCAATGGTTGATTCTCAATTGATTTCTGGTGAAAGATATGACCTTTTCAAATTTGTAACAATCGGTGATGGTACTGCATATAACACTAAATTCAAAGTTGCTATCTCTAATGTTAAAGCAGCTGGTGAAGATGGTGCAACTGACTATTCTACATTTACTGTAACTATCAGACGATTTGATGATACTGATAAGAGAAAAGTTGTATTAGAAACATTTGCTAATGTAAACTTAGACCCATCATCAACTAACTACATTGGTAGAAGAATTGGTGATAGATATTATACAACTGATGATAGTGGTAAAATTACTGAATTTGGTGATTGGGCAAACCAATCAAAATATGTAAGAGTTGAAGTAGCAGCAGCTGGTTCATACCCAATATCAGCAGCACCATTTGGACATGAGGCTTATACAAATCCAATAAAAACAAACAATACAAACGAAGATTCATATGTACCTCCTGTTGTTTACTCAACAGCTGGAGCTAGTAACACAGCATCATCTCCAATTTATTATAGTGGATTTGATTTTGAAACAGCTGGTGTATCGGATGATAACAAAATGTATTTGAAACCAATTCCTGCTGGTGCACTTAACGGAGCTAACGTAGCATTTGCATTTGATTCACAATTATCATATGTAATGACTGGTTCTAATTCTACGGATATGGCTAAGAGACAATTTATCTTAGGATTCCAATATGGATTTGATGGTAACGCACCTACTGTTAAAATTAACTTAGGAACTGATATGACTCAAGCAAACTCACAAGGTTTGAACTTAGCAACTTCAATATCAAATGGTACTTTAGGATATACAAAAGCAATCAACGCTATTTCTAACGCTGATGAGTATGATATCAATATGGTTGTAACACCAGGTATTATTAGAGAATTACACCCTGCAGTTACTACAAAGGTAATTGATATGGTTGAAGATAGACAAGATTGTTTCTACATAGCAGACTTTAATAGAGTGGGTGCATCAATTGCAGAAGCTACTGCACAATCAAATTCAGTAGATTCAAACTATGTAGCAACTTATTATCCTTGGGTTAAAACTTTGGATACTAATACTAACAAAATTCTTTCAGTTCCACCATCAGTATTGATGCCGGCTGTATTCGCTGCAAACGATAGATTAGCAGCAGAATGGTTCGCACCTGCTGGTTTGAATAGAGGTGGTATCACTGGAGCAATTAGTGTTCTAAATAGATTAACACATGCTGAAAGAGATACTCTTTATGAGAACAAAGTAAACCCAATCGCTTCATTCCCTGGACAAGGTATTGTAGCATTCGGACAGAAGACATTGCAAGATAAGGCATCCGCTTTAGATAGAATCAATGTTAGAAGATTACTTATCGTTCTTAAGAAGTTTATCGCTTCAACATCTCGTTACTTAGTGTTCGAACAAAACACAGCAACTACTAGAGCTAGATTCTTAAACACTGTGAACCCTTATTTAGAGGCAGTTCAACAAAGACAAGGTTTATACGCATTCAAAGTGGTGATGGATGAATCCAACAACACACCGGATGTAATTGATAGAAACATATTAGCAGGACAGATTTTCTTACAACCGGCAAAGACAGCGGAATTTATCGTAATAGATTTCAACATCTTACCAACTGGAGCAAGTTTCTCAGCATAATATGGAAAAGCAAAAAGTAGATATTTATTAATATAAAAAAGCAACAATAAAATGGCAGAAATATTAGAGTTTGACAAGATGTTCTATACGAACTTCGAACCTAAGATGAAGAACCGCTATGTAATGGAAATTGACGGTATTCAATCTTACTTAGTTAAAGCGGCAGCAAGACCTTCAATTCAATTTGAAGTAATAACTTTAGACCACATCAACGTAAAAAGAAAGTTGAAAGGTAAAGGTGAATGGCAAGATATAACAATTACATTGTTTGACCCAATTGTACCATCTGGTGCACAATCGGTGATGGAATGGGTTCGTTTATCACATGAATCTATTACTGGTAGAGATGGCTACGCTGATTTCTATAAGAAAGATATCGATTTCTATATGTTAGGTCCTGTTGGTGATAAGATTGAGCAGTGGAAATTAAAAGGTGCATTCATCTCACAAGCAAATTTTGGTGATGTTGCATTTGATTCTAACGAACCAGCAACAATCGAATTGACATTGGCTTACGATTACGCAATTCTTGAATTCTAATATTCAATTAAAATAAAAAATAAAAGGGATACTCAAAAGGTATCCCTTTTTTATTTCAATTTTTTGAAATCTATGTATTTATATATACAAACTTAAAAATATTAATGTTATGGCAGAAATTGCAAATACGGAACACATAGAAACTCCAAAAGTATCTAATGTACCACCACCAAGACAATTCGATTTTCCAACGGAAACAATTGAATTACCTTCACAAGGATTAGTTTATCCAGAAGGACACCCATTAAGAAAGGGTACTATTCAACTAAAATATATGACAGCTAAAGAGGAAGATATCCTAGCATCACAAAATCTTATTAAAAAAGGTATTGTTTTGGATAGATTATTTGAATCAGTTGTTGTTGAACCGGGATTGAATATTGATGATGTATATATCGGTGATAAAAATGCTATTTTATTAGCAACTCGTATTTTAGGATATGGAGCTGATTATGAGGTAGAAGTAAATGACCCATTTAGTGGAGAAAGACAGCAAGTGGTAATTGATTTATCGGCAATAAAAACAAAAGATTTGGATTTCGATAAACTAAATTCTAATAATTTATACGAATTCACATTACCTTCAAATGGAAAAGTAATTCAATTCAGATTATTAACACATAAAGATGAAGTTGAAATTACAAAAGAAGTTCAGGCATTAGAAAGATTGAATAAAAATTCATCTTTGGCATCGGATGTAACTACTCGTTTTAGATATATGATTATATCTGTCGATGGTAATTCAGATAGAGGATTTGTTAATAGATGGATTCAAAATTCATTTTTAGCAAAAGATACAAAATCTTTTAGAGCATATATAAAAGAAATTTCACCAGATATGGATATGAGATATGTATTTGTATCTGATATTACAGGCGAATCGGAGGCGCTAGATATCCCATTCGGGATTAACTTTTTTTACCCTTCCAACTGATTATAGAATTCAACTACATACCCAAATTTGGGAAATGGTTCAATTTAGTAATGGGTTTACTTGGTATGAAGTTTATTCGATGCCACTTTATCTTAGAAGATTCTACTTCCAAAAGTTAGTAGACCTTAAGAAAAAAGAAGCTGAGGAGAATAAGAAAATACAATCTAAAATGAAATCACCAAGAGTGAGGATGCGTTAATCCTCACTTTTTTATTATCCAATATTTATACAATATAAAGAAACAAACTATGTCAACAAATAAAAAACCAATCAAAGAAGGATTATTTGATGCTGCAGATAGATTTGTAGCTAATTTCTTTGATAATTTAAGTAAAGGCGCAGCTGATACTATCATAAAAAAAGCTGAAAAAGCAAAACTTCCAAAAGAAGTATTAGATGATATGAAAGAGTTGGAAAATATGACGAATGAATTGCGTAAAAAGCTAAATAAACTTAATAAAAGTTATTAATAAATTAAATTAGATGGCATCAAGCGGAGGCAAATCAGGAGTAGTCGGAACACCAGTTAATATTGGTAATCCAGATGAACTAAGAGCAGCTAGAGAGAAGTATAATCAACTCTTGGAAAAAGGTACTGCTCTTACTGCTCAAGAAAGAGCAGATATGAAAGAACTCTCCAAGGGTATTGATGCAACTGAAAAAGCTGTTAGACGAAGAAATAGTGCACAACGAGAAGGGCTTCAATTAGCTAAAGATACTAAAGTTGCATTTGGTGATATGCTTAGCGGAATTGAATCCATAAGCAAAATATATTCAAAATTAACAACAGCTCAAACAGAATCACTTACAAAATCAAAAGATACTTTATCAACCATAATTTCAAGTGGCAATGCAACCGCTGAAGAAGCGGAAATTATGAATGCTAGGGTTGGTGATGTTGGTAGATTGACAAGTTTACAACAAAAATTAGCAGAAAGTGGACCAGAAGATGTCCAAGCACAAACAGCTATAAGAGACCAATATGCAGCACAAACTCAACAAATTATAAACAAAATTCAATTTGATAGAGAAATGGGTTTGCTAACGGATATGCAAGCTAACGCTATGCTTGAGATGGTAGAAGCTCAAAAAGCAAATTATGAAATAGCAGTAAAACATTCACAAATAAGTGCAGAAGAAAAAGAATTAGTACAGTCACAACTTAATGCTTATAAAGGTATTGAAAAAAGTATAAGAGGTGCATTGGCAACTGCTAAACTTTTGTTTAGTGGATGGCGTGGATTTGTTGGTACATCATTATTAGCAGCAGGAGCAGCAGTACAAAAATTAGGTGAGACTGTAAGAGCTATGGGTGGTTATATGGGAGGCGTTACTTTCTCAACAACCGCATTAGGATTCGTGTTCAAAGATGCTCAAGCAACAGCTGAAGGGTTGAATGCTGAATTGGGTGGTATGAAAGATGTAACTTTCCAAACTCAATTGAATACTAATTTAATGGCTACTAATATGGGTATTAGTGGTCAGGAAGCAGCAGCATTAACTGGAAACTTTGCAAGATTAAATGATAACTCCACATCGATTGCGGCTGATATGGCTGAAAGTACAAAGCAGTTAGCAAAATCAAAAGGAGTAATGCCATCAGCTGTAATGAAAGATGTTGCTAAATCAACTGAAGCATTTGCGTTATATGGTAAAGATGGTGGAAAGAATATTGCAGAAGCCGCAGTAGCAGCAGCTAGATTGGGTGTTAGCATGAGTTCATTAACCAAAGTAACCGACCACTTATTAGATTTCGAATCATCTAT